TGGAATGATTCTGGTCACCGAAGATGCTGCCTCTATAACTTCGAAGTAACTTCTTTACTACAGCTAAAATCTATTTTCAACTCAAAGTTACTAAGCCGATTAATTGTTTGCTGTAATTGGTCGGCTTGATACTTTGCCTGTTCTACCAGTTCTTTAAATTCTGGTAGATTTTTAACTTCAATATTTAATTGTCCTGTTGGTACTTCCAATCCTTTCCCTCTATATTCTGAATCGTAATATCCTTCCATCTACTCACCTCTCTCCCTCTTCGTCTGTCGCAAACAAATAATCTAATGTTTTGTCCGGAAAGGCTTTTCGCTTAATTTCTACACATTCTCTTAATGAAAGTGAACTCCTGCCACTTAATTTGAAAGACATCGTTGTCGGAGTTACATCCAGAATATCTGCCAATTTCGCTTGAGTAATTTTGCTTCTTGCCATTTCCGCCTCTAAATTTGGAAACACTTCATCACTTCCTTTCTCGATTTTTCGTGATTATGTTTTTAGTATATACGATTTTTCGAGATTGTCAATATGTTTTCTCGAATTTTTGAGATTTTCATTTTATTTCAGTTATGTTCGTATTGATTTTTCGAGATTTTAATGCTATTATCTAAGCATAATATCGAAAGGAGAATTTTCAGTATGAATGAATTAGAGTCTAATTTAAAAGCTCTTATAATAGATAAATACGGAAGCATGAAAAAATTTTCTGAAACAATAGATATGCCTTGGACTACATTGGATAGTATTTTAAAAAGAGGAATAGCAAATTCTAATATTTCAAATGTATTAAAAATTACTCGAGAGTTAAATTTAGATACTGAAAAGCTCGTAGATGGTGAAATTGTTTATGTTTCTCATTCGCCAATTACTATGGCAGCTCATCTCGATGGTAAAGATTTTACAAAAGAACAATGGAGTCGTATAG